CCTCATTTATGGAAGGAAGTATTCGTGCAACCCGATCAAAATCTACTTTTGGACGGCTTAAGATGTATCTTAAATCATCAAAGGATCCATCATTAAGATTGGATTCGATCTTATCCCTTGGAGCAGTTGTAATCAAATGTAACAACTCCTCCGGATAAAGAATATTGACTGGCATACCTATTGAAGGATGATTATCGCGATCTTCAGTAGGTTCGATATAATGTGTGATGGTTAATACAGGTGCAGTATTCGCATCTTCTACAATTGCAGAAAATACTAAAACGGGATTACAGAGAAAAAATTGATAATTATAGGGCCAGAAGTTTTTAGGAGCAGGATTCTTATTTGGGTCTTTTCTTTTATGCTCAAGAAATATTTTACGATAATAATTGGTCATAATCTCACTAAACCGGTTGTGACGAGAATTATTCCATATTTCAAATGCTTGAAATCGTAGTTGACTGAAATCACCATTTTCAAAGTTGGGATAATCAGAAAAGTTTAAGAATATACGATCAATCCTGTTTGTTAATAGGTCTAGTTCTTCTTCGTTTCTTATACCGAACAGCCATTTACTATCATCTTTTCGATCAATCTGATTAGAGCCACAATTATAACATTTAGTCTCATAACGCAATACTTTGTTACCACAGTTCATACAGGTATCAAGTTGGTCAATTCTGGTGCAAGATTTTACTTCAGTTCCATCTTCTAAATCATCACCCCTTGCACCTGTTCGTTTTCCTTCGACACCTGTAATAAGTGACGCTAAATGCTGACCAGTATAACCGACCTTAATATTTGGTGTTTGTTTTGTAATAGCAGACCATTCGAGGGTTTTAAGTCTTGGTAATAAGACTAAATCATTGAGGAAAGAATAGATCTTAGTTCTATTATCTCTAATCTTTATATATTTAGGATTTGGAATCATTAAATAATGTACTTACGGACACCTCAAGTGCTTTTGCTATTTTATCAATATTAATGAGTGTAATGTTCCTCTCCGCCCTCTCTATCATACCTATATAAGTTCTATGTAATCCAGCTTTATCAGCTAATTCTTCCTGAGAAAGACCCTTATTTTTTCTAATAGTTTTAATCCTCTCTCCGAATTCTTTAAGTACCTTTTTATCAATACTCATAAATCCTATTTATAAATCAAAGCTAACTATAGTATATCTTCTTTGCCACATACTATAATTAGCATTTTTAAATTATAACCGGCTATTTCTCTAATTATTAAATCTTATCCTTATCGCTCCCTCTCTTAAGGTTTCGCAATATTTAAGATTCTAAGACCACCCTCCTGAAGAGCTTTAAACTTTCCTATACGGGGCTTTTGACTTTACAAGAAATTCCTTTTTAATCGAATAACCTTTAGACTTCAAATAAAACTGAAGAGATTCCATTGTAAGTTTTGGATTTACACAGGGACCGATAAAAATCTTTTTTATAATTTCTTTGGGTAAATAAAGCTCCACATAAGGAATGATTAAACCTTCTCTTTCAAAGAATTTAATGTTATTGGAATCTCGGTCATTTTTGCATAAACGGTATTCCTTTTCTTCTTTGTATTCCTTTCTTTTAATACTGAAGCAGATATTACCTATACTAATAAGTACATTAAATGAGCTAATTGCAGTCTTTCCATTATCAAATGAAATTTTATCATAAAGAGATTCCCAGTATTTAATGAGATTCTTTAATATCATATTCTTATTATAAGAGCACTTGATTAACCTTGTATTCACTATACCAGAGGTATTGGTATAATCAATCAGCATCTTTCTATCAAATCCTATTGCTACTCCATTACCATCTGCACCGTAAGTCCTCCACATTGTTAAATCATCCGAATTCTCTGAAAAGGATATTAAAAAGGGATAACCAGCAATAGTTGCAAAACTTGAGATTTCAGAATTATTAAAATACTTACTCTTCTTTTCAATTTTTGATTTCTCTTTCTCATACCTGATCATTGAGGTTTTAAGCATTGAAACTGCTAAATTGAACTCATATGGGTCATTGAAGAATCTTGCGTTTGTAGCTCTCAGGCAAATTTCTCCTCTTTCATTGGGATTAAGAATATTCATCAAGGAATTGATTGACGTATAGTGAAAGAGAGGATTTTTTCTGATTAAAAGGTCACTCATTTTTAAAAAATTAATAATACTTCTGCAAGGAATTGACTTAAATCTATTTTAAAATTAAACATTCTATTCGGATAAAAATAGACTACGACTTAACAGGTATTTAAAAATTGCTTCAAATTAAATGGTTTCCATGTTGTCTTATCTTTCTGTCCTGTTATTGTTGAGTGACAAGGTTTACACAATGATATCAGATTATCATAATTCAGGGCATTCTCTATTGTTGGCCTATCATCAATATCCACAATATGATGAACATCCTTTGCTGGTGTTAACCTTTCTTTCTTCAGACATTCCTCACATAAAGGATTATTGGCAAGTTTAAGTGCTCTTAATGTCCTCCATTCTTTACTGCGATAGAAAGCCTGTCTACCTTCTCTGGTTCTTAAATCAATGATGCTCATCAATGATGATGTTTCATTTATTTATTCTGCATCATCATTTTGAACGGGGGGATATTTTTGATTTCAAAAATTCAGCTCATCCCTAAATCGCCCCTCTCTTTTCGTTCGTCATAAAGGCGTTTTTGAGAAACCTCCTCGAAACCTCTGGCTATTATACCAGCTTCAATTCCTATTCAAAGTCGAGTGAATATATATTCAAATAACAATTCAAAATGGCCCTTAAAGACAAGATTAAAGAAGCACTGGGTGAGGATTATAGAGATTCAGATGATATAATAATTGAACAGCTGGAAATCTATTATAAAATCTTCAAAAAAGCACATAAGGATTTGGAAAATGATGGCGGTTACAGACGAATGGTGTCTGCTACAGCTGATCCTAACATCAGACCGAATGGCAATGAGAGGTACTATATGAATATTGCTTTTACTGCAATGAATGAATGTGCTAAGCAAATAAGAGCTACTACGGAGATGCTAGGCTTATCTAAGAAAGGTAAGAAGCTTGAAATCACTCAGAAAGTAGAAAAAACAATGTCTCTACTAGATCAAATGAATAGCATTCCTGATGAGTAGTCCGAAAGCCAGTGAAATCAATCAATATGTAAGCGAATGTTGGTATAAGTTATATGATTATCAGAAAGGGGTTAAAGAGGGAACCATCATTGTTAATCAGTATATGCGGAATGTGGTTTCCTGGTTCAGGGACACCGATGAATATGAGATTAAGACAAAAAAGATTGATAGAGTCTTCCGATTCCTTTATCTGATCAATATTTATGTCGATGGCAAAGGATATACCCGTGTGGACTTATTACCCTGGCAAGCCTTTTTTATTGGAATGTTCTTCGGCCTGTATAGAAGGGGGACAAATGAAAGACGTTTTAGTGAGAGCTTTACATTTATGGGTAGAGGAAATGGGAAATCTCTCTTTGCAATCCTCTTTTCAATCTTTGATTTTCTGGGTTATAACAGGGTATCCCCGTCCGGCGTCATCATCTCTACCGTGGAAAACAGAAGAAAAACCATTGAAGAATTACATAAAGTCTTTATGAATTCTCCTGAATTGTTCCCGTATGTTCATTTTAACAATGGTGCAGTAATGTTAAACAGCTTTGATTCTAACATTAAGACCGGTGATAGGGAAATAAGGAGGTTAAAAGATGTTGGTTCTATTAGAGTTGTTCCTAATGATGATAAGAAACTCGATGGTTTAATCCTGACACTTGCATTCATTGATGAAATACACTTATTGAAAGATGAAATGGTGTACAGGAATGCCGCAAAGTCAGCAGGTAAAAGACAAAACTCACTGGTTATGCTCATCTCGACAGCTGGATACTCAACTGAAGGATTCTGTGTCGACACAGTTAATAGGGCAAAAAGAGTAGCAATGGGAGAAATTAAAGATGATAAGCTTCTTCCTTTTTTGTTTTGCTTGGATAAAGATGACGATCCAGAAGATATTGCGAATAAAGACTTATGGTATAAATGCAATCCATCACTCGGGATATTAAAGCCAGTGAAGAAGATGGAGGAATATTACAATGATGCTCTTTATTCTCCGAAGGCAAAGGCCGATTTCATTACAAAAGATTTAAATGTTTTCATTGACTATAACGAATATGAAGTACTGAGCGATGAAGATTTCAGAAAAGCTTTCAAACCTGTTGATTTAAATAAATGGAAGGGTAAAGACTGCTATCTCGGATTAGACCTTAGTAAAGCAAATGACTTGTCCTCTCTTGTTTGCTTATTCCACGATGAAGTAACAGATACCTGGGAATACTATCCTTATTATTGGGTTGGAAATGATTCAAAATTATTCATTCGTAAATCCGGCATTAATATAACTGAATGGTGTAAGAAGGGATATATTACAGTATGCCCTGAGAAAGCTATTGATTATAATATGATAGCCGACAAGATAGATGGATTAAGCAAGGAGTTCAATATTATCGGGATCGGATATGATAATTATTCCTATACACTTTTTAAGAGAATATTTGAATTGAGAAATGTTAATCCGGGATTTGAATTTGAAGTTAAGCAATGGGGAGATTTTATGTCCGGTCCTTTGTCTCAGATATTAATGTCCATTCTGAATGATAAAACAATATTCAATGATAATCCTGTAATGTTATGGAACTGGAAGAATACAAGAATTAGACAGGACAAAAACGGGAATTTAAAAATATGGAAGAATGAATGTAAAGATAGTGTAGATGGTGCGGTAGCAATGAATGATGCAATGACATTTTATCATTATTGGAACTATAATCCTAAAAGGCCATTATATTAAATCGGATTGATTGATATATATAGAAATAACAGCTATATATGGATTTTTTCAATTCGATTAGAAGAGCTTTTAACCCCTCATATTACACACCTTTCACAGTATACTCACCGATATTTAATTCAACAAAGAATTTTTTTGAAGCGGGTTATAGAAACAATGTTGCTATAAACATCTGCTCAGGGGCAATTGCTGATAAAGTTGCCAGTATTCCATTAAATATTTATAAAACGGTTAAGGTCGGTGAGGGAACTTATAAGGAAGTCATTAAAGATGATTTCAGATATAAGATTCTACATAACGAGCCAAATGGATATACCACGGCCTATACTTTCTGGCATACAATGGAATTGAACAAACAACGATACGGAAATTCCTATGCTATTATTCATAAGTTTTCTGAAACAAATACAATAGCCCTTGAGCTCGTTCACCCTTCTTTGCTTGTTGATAAACCATTTTTTGATAAAGGCATTTTAAACTACACCTTCTCATCTGATGCTGGTAATAAAACCTATGATTCAAGTCAGATTCTACACTTTAAAAGAGAATCAATAGATGGTATTCTGGGAAGAGATCCTTATGATGTATTGCACGAAGAGGTTAAAAGGACATACCTCGCCAATAAGACCATCACAAATTATTATGAGAATGATGGTAAAGGCACAAAATTTCTTAAAACTACTGTTGCTGTTGGGGACATTGCAAAGCTTGACAAAGCAGTAAATAAGTTCAGAAAACAAACAGGAGGCTCGTACTACGATGAAAGTAATAAACTTGTCCATGGTAAAGTAGAAAATTTTGTTTCGTATCCTGAACTACCAGG